GTTACTTCTGGAACACTTTCTGTGGGACAATTAATCACCGGCACCACCGTTTTAGAAGGTACATATATTCTTTCTTTAGGAACTGGTGCAGGTGGACTAGGAACCTATACTGTAAATCAACAACAGGCTGTGACTAGCCGAACGATAAATGCAACAGCAGTTGCAACATTCTCTTTTGCAGTCTTAGGAGTTCCGTTGGCGCAAGGATATAAATTTACAGTCAGTGGCAATGACAATGAAGATTATAACGGGGAATTTGTTGCTACAGTTAGAACACTGTCAACCGTTTGTCTAGCATATCCAACTAACCCAGGAATTTTTGGATCAGACCCGACTATTATTGAACCTTCGGGATTTGTTTCAGCCGCAGTTCCAACAGTGTATGTGAAAACCCAAAGTTCTCATGGACTGGTAACTGGTAACAAAATTAATTTAAATGCTGGTGCTAATTACAGTGAATATACAGAAAACGGAATAATTGTAACAATAACAGACAGCGATGAATTTACTTATACTAGTTCTGGGCTTTCGGCAAACACCGTAATCCTTCCGGCAGGTACATTTACAGCAATACCGTCCATAACAGTTAGTAGTACAATTAATGGTGCATTATTAACAGTATCTAATGACATTGACTCAATGACTGTTAAAAATAAAACATACCCAGTTGACCTGCCTTACGTACCTGAACAAGCAGAGTTGATAAACATATATTATAGAGCAGTGAACAATATTCGTTACGTAAGAATTGACGATGAGCAATATGTGGGACAAATTATTTTTACAAAACCCGATGTAATCATGCCTACTTTTGAAGGTGACGGAGTTGCTAAGTCTATTGGTATTCCAAATACTTTAACTGTAACCTCTGGTGATAGCTTTATATTTAGAAGAACAAATAGTGATGGATCAGTTAGGCCTCAAGATATGGACTATGATACAGAGTTAGCTGGTGGAGATTTAACCTATAATACTGCTACTGGTATTGCTGCCGACGATATCATTATTGACGGTGATGATCTTATTTCTCAAACAAACAGCGAAGGTCCAGAAGAGTTTATACCGGGGCAGGTGTCAGATGCTCTAGCAGTCAAAGTTTATACTCGTCCTACAGACGGTTCTGCAAAAATGTTGGTAAAAAATTACATCTATGACGGAGCAAGAACTGTCTACAACATAGGTCAAACACCAAATTCTCCAGATGCAGTAATTGTAAAAATATCATCATCTGATAGAATTTTGACGTCTAATGATGATTACACAGTTGACTACTCTAATAAAACAGTTGTTCTAAATACTGATATTATTGGAATTACTGGTGGCGAAACTATCAGCATTATCAGTGCAGGATTTAATGGCTCTAACTTATTAGACTTAGATTCTTTTGTAGCTGATGGACTAACAAGCGAATTTATCACTAAAGCACCTTGGTCAAGTACACTAACCTCTTTAGTCTATGTGAACGGTGAAGTGTTAGATTATGTTCTATTTAAAACTAGCAGTAGCTACGAATCTGCTAATGTTGTAGGTATTAGATTTGGATTAAACTTAGATGCTGGCGCAATTTTAAATTATGTTATAACATCATCAAGTGAGCAGTCATACAGTGTTATGCAAAATGAAACATTTGAAACTGATGGTATTTCTCAATCTTATCAATTAGTTAGTAAAGTAGGAGTTAGTGCGCCCCTAGCATCAAATATACTGGTGTTATCTGATGTTGGCACAATATATCTACCGCCAATTAACGAATATTTTACTATTGATACTAAGGTAACTTATACAATACCAAAAGCAAAAGTACAACCATATAGTGTAACAGTTCTTAGAATATCTGCCTACATTGATGGAGTTGAATTAGATAAGTTAACTGATTATTCTATCAATCCAGCTGGTGTGTCAGTTACACTAAAGAAATCTGTACGTGTTGCTAATGTAGGAAAACAGTTAACAGTTAGTGTAATCTATGAAAATAGTTACAGTTGTGATGGAACAACTATACTTTTTGACTTGACTCCAGATGCTGGCCAGACTATTAGTGTAATCAGTTTTTATAAGCACGATATTTTAGACATTAAACAAACATCAAGAACAGTTAGTTCAAATATATCATTTGATCCAGCATCGTTAGAAGTGTTTGATTATCTAAGTGTGTATGGCAAAAATATTAAACTGCCTCGTCCAGTAATCGATAGTAGTTATGTTTGGTTAACTAAAAATGGTAAAATATTGCAACCAAACATAGACTATAAACTAAACTTAGATCTAACATCTGTTTATCTTGATCAACAACCAGCAACTGATGATAAATTTGCAATAATGACATTTAGTAATAATATTGTTGTTGACAGTTTTGCCTTTATGCAGTTCAAAGACATATTAAATCGTGTACACTATAAGAGATTGTCCGAAGCCCGACAAACTAAGTTAGCAGAAGATTTAAACTGGAATGACATGACTATAACGGTAGCTAGAGGATCAGTATTATCTAATCCAAATCCTGCTAAAAGATTACCCGGCATTATCGAAATTTTTGGCGAACGTATCGAGTATTACAAACGAGAAAAAAATGTGTTGAGTCAAATACGTCGTGGTACACTGGGAACAGGCATCCGTACAGTCTATGAAGCAGGTACTCTTGTACAAGACATTGGTAAAACTGAAACTATTCCTTACAGAGATAATACTTACATTGAGCAACATACTACTTTATCAACCTGGAAGTCATCGTTAAATTACACATTAGGTGACATTGTTTCATACAACGGTTATAGATACGAATGTCTCGTTGCACATACCAGTGCAAATACATTTGAATCAATTAAGTGGACAAAATTAGAATCTGATCTAGAGTATTCATTTAAGGTTACACCAACCCTAGATACAAGCAGTGTTGATCTAAACAACAGCTGGTACAGAAAAACTATATTAGTTCCTACAACTGCTCAAGATGTTGAAATCGATAATTATTATGTAATTACTAAACTTGGAACAAGTGATTTTAGGACAGCTGGCGCATCTGCAAATCAAGTAGGTGTTAAATTCCGTGCAGGAATTGGCAATGTGACAGCTGGAAGTTTTGTAGTTGGTAATCAATATAAAATTTTTAAAATAGGTCGAACTAACTGGGTAGACATCGGTGCAGCCAGCACCACTGTAGTAACTGGATCAATTACAAGTAATACACTAACTGTTACTGATGTTACCTCTGGAGAACTAGCAGTGGGGACTTATATTACTGGTGACGATATAGTTTTAGGTACTTATATTACAGCATTTAACACTGGTGACGGTGGTGAAGGTACATATACAGTTAACTTTGGCCAAACAGTTGTCTCTACTACTATAACTGGCCAACCAGAAGTAGGAACAATATTTACTGCAACTGGCCCAGGCCAAGCCAACGGCACTGCACAATGGATAAAAGGTACTACTGGAACCGGTACACTGGATCTTGTTACATATCAAAGTGTTCCTAGAACCTACGGACAATCAAACGATATTGAAATGTTTGTCGGCGGCTATGACGTACAAGGGGAATGGATTTCTAGTCTAAGTTACAATATTGGAGATATAGTAGTTGTAGGCAGCTATAATTATAGATGTATTACAGCACACACTAGCAGTGAGTCATTTATTGATGATATCGACAATTGGGAATATTTTACAGGAAATATTAGATTAAGTAAAGTTCCTTATAAAGTTCATAACGTAAAAAATCATTACGAAAGCCCTGAGGGAGATGTTCAATTTGAAGCTGAATTCTCTGTAGATGGTGAAAATAGCGCAGTGCGTCTAACAAATAGACTAACTGAAGGAACAAAAATTACACTAGTCAAGCGAACAGGCGCAGTATGGGCAGATTTGGGTGCATCTCTAGCACACTCTAACAATCCTATTGCTAAATTTATACGAGACAAATAATACCAGATAACTGGATAGATAAATACAATATAAAGAGAGTTTTAAAATGCAAAATAAGGATTTTTCCGGAGTTCATGTAGCAGGTCATATTAAAATATGGGATCCGTCTACTGATGAAATTTTTGTTAATAAACGTAATGCTATACATTACGAAAATATGAGTGTTGCCCTAGCAGATAGTCTTTCTAATTCTGGACAAGGATTCATATATCAAATGGACTTTGGTAATGGAGGAACTGCGGTAGACCCCACGGGCATCATTACATATCTAAGTTCAAATACTACTGGTACTAATTCTAGTTTATATAATAGAACTTATTACAAAGTAGTTGATGATAGATCTAGCACCAACGTTGATCCTACTAGGAATTTTGTTGAATCTAGACACGTAACAGGAACAAATTACACAGATATTTTTGTAACTTGTTTATTAGACTATGGCGAGCCCAGTGATCAACAAGCATTTGATAACACTACTAATAATGAGTCTGAGTATGTATTTGATGAATTAGGATTACGTTCATATAATTCAACTGGACAAAGTTTGCTACTAACACACGTGATATTTCATCCTGTACAAAAAAGTTTAAACAGACTAATACAAATTGATTATACTGTACGTATTCAAACACTAACTGGTTTGGCAGGAGTATAATATGAGTTATCAAGTTAAATTTACTGAAACTAATAACCCTGCAAAACAAATAATTACTGTCGATGATCAAACACTTGATCAGCAAACTGCGTTAACATTTGTAGGGAAAAATTTTCCAGGTTATGGATCGTATATTGCTGAAAATTTTCTCCACTTAATGGAGAATTTTGCTAATAATACCGCCCCGTCTAATCCTGTACAGGGGCAGTTATGGTTTGATAATTCTGCAGGTGAGAATCAATTAAAGGTCTGGGATAGTACTACTTGGTCATCAACTGGTGGTATTAAAAAATCCTCAAGTGCGCCGACAAATCCTAATAGCGGAGACCTTTGGTCCGACACTGCCAACCAACAATTAAAATTCTGGAATGGTTCTACATGGATTTTAGTGGGACCCCAGTTTAGTGCAGGTGTCAAAACCGGGCCTGAAATAGAATCAATAATTGATTTAACGAACAGTACTAATGTTGTAATTACTCTTTGGGTTGGCGGCATACGGACTGCCATAGTAAGTAGCACAACTTTTATACCTAAATCAACAATAGTAGGTTTTAAGGAAATTAACAAAGGTATCAATTTATCGTCGACTGATGCAAATAGCACTACTTCACCAATTAAATATTGGGGTACAGCACAGAGGGCAAACGCATTAGTTGTTGGTACTACATCAGTTGATCCTGCTAATTTTTTACGCAGCGATAAAGAAACGCCCAGTGCTGTTAAATTCAGTATTAGATCTAACGACGGTTTACAAATAGGTAACGATTTGTCGTTTGTGTTAAAAGTAGATGATGCAAGATCAACAATTTGGAATAGAACATCGGGATCCAGTATAGATTTTAAAGTAACTACTGACACGGGAGATCAAATAGCTGTCCGTATCAACAGTGTAACAGCTAATGTTGGTATTAATAAACTTGATCCAACTGAACAATTAGACGTATCTGGAAATATCAGAACAGACAGCCGATTATTAGTCACCGGCACACAAGATGCATCAACGTTGTCATCGGGGAGTATCAACACACTTGGTGGCGCAGTTATCAATAAGTCATTAAAAGTTGGTGCAAACGCCCGTATCAATGGTATATTATATGTGGATAGGATTGATGCTCAAGGTGCTCCTATAGTCGGCACAGCCTTAATGCCTGGCAGTATAGAAGCTAATAGTAAATATGATATTGGATCTGAAACAATCAAATTTAGAAATGTATATGCTGATTATTTTTATGGTAACGTCATTGGAACTTTCACAGGAACATTAGGCGGCAGCACCATAGCTGGCGCAGCAAATAAACTAACCAGTGCAACTAATTTTACAATATCAGGAGATGTAAGCTCAACTGGTTTTAGCTTCAACGGCCAAACAGATGGAGGAGCAGTTAACTTCAGTACTTCTATTAGTTCTAATTTTATTACTAATAAAGCAGTATTAGAAGACCCAACTACACTTAGCACTGTCGTTTTAGCCACAGACGAGATGTTGGTTTACCGTCCTAATACTACTGATTTAAAGAAAACAACAAAAGAAAAGTTTTTTGACGGGGTAGCTCTAGTGCCAGTAGGTGCAATTATGCCGTATGCCGGGGCAACCTTACCAAGCGGTTATCTTTTCTGTGACGGTAGTGAGGTGTCAAAGGCCACGTATAATTTATTGTATTCTAAAATAGGAGATCTTTATAAAGGTGCTGGTAGTTTAATTGGTGCTGGAACATTTAAGCTGCCAGATTTAAGAGGAAGATTCCCATTGGGTAAAGATAACATGGATAATACCACGTTACCGGATATTACTACACAGGATTCTGTTGATAGTCCAATACCTATCACAGTTGACGCCGGCGGCGGCCTAGCAGAACGGGTAGCTGAAGAATCTGCTAGATCTATAGGATCTGGGTCTGGATCATCTACAAAAACACTGACTGTAAATAATCTTCCAGAACATAAACATACGTTAAAAGGAACAACCGGAGGACAGTACGGAGCTATCGGTGATTCTACCTTTACTGATGCTAATACTGAGTTAACTGACGGCCTAGGCGGTGCCGCCAACGGTGCAAGACTACTAAAGAACAGTGGAGGAGTAGAAGTTGTTTCAGGAAGTTTAGGAACAGCTGTCAACATTATGAATCCATACTTAACAATTACATATATCATTTATACTGGTGCCACATCATGAGCAGCTACACAATAAACAAAACAGATGGATCTATCCTAACAGATAACATAGCAGACGGCACAGTCGATACAACCGCCACTGATCTTACTCTGATAGGAAAAAATGCAGTCAACTACGGAGAAGCATTTAACGAAAATTTTGTTCGCTTATTGGAAAATTTTGCTAGTAGTTCGTCTCCTCCTCAGCCCCTAGTTGGACAAATATGGTATGATACTAGTGACGAAAGGCTAAAAATTTATAATGGAGATGGTTTTAAGGTAACCGGTGGAACAATTTTATCTGCTACAGCCCCGTCAAATGCAGTTGCCGGCGACATCTGGATAGACACTGCTAATCAACAGTTACATTTTTACATTGACAGTAGCACTCACATAATAGCAGGCCCTTCCTATACTTCTAGTCAAGGTGTATCGGGACTACAAACAGTATCTGTTTTTGACACAGCAGAAAAAGAACATACTATCAGTATACTTTATAATGCTGATTTGTTAATCGGTATATTCAGTAAGGATGCGTTTACTCCGTCGCCTGCAATTAATGGGTTTACTGGGAATATAGTTAAAGGATTTAATCTAGGAAATGCCTCAGGATTACTATTTGACGTACCAGTTACCAGTGCTAGCCAACTGATAGACAGTGAAGATAATATATACACTCCTGATAATTTTGTAAAAACAACGGGTAGTTCTTTAATTGCCTACGATGAAGGTAGCGAAGCAACACTTACTATAGAAAGTGATAATCCTTTAATATTAGGCAGTTCACAAAATACAGAAATTATATCTGAATCTGCTGAATTTAAAATTCAAGGTAATGGCACTAATCAAAGTTTAACATTTGTAACTGATACAACAGAAGGTTATAAAGGTATTAAAATTTACAACACCGGTCTTAAAGTCATTCCTGCATATTTGTTTACAGGAGATGGAACAAATTTAGTTATAACATTTGGAAATTTAGACAATGGAGCAGTTGAAGAAATAGTTGAACCATATCAAGTAGGCGACGAGATAGAGATTTACTATTACACTATTCCGGGGATTGTTAGTTCTAAACAACTTTTTGAAACAGCAGTAATTACAGCTATTACAACAACCGCGGTGACTGTTACAAGTACAATTACATTAACTACCTATGATGACCCAGCTGAAACATTTTTTGGAGATCCATGGAACGGTGAACTAAGAAAATCGTTTTTACCTAGAGTTGGTATTCTAAATGACGAGCCTTTAGTAGAACTTGATGTAAACGGTAGAGGGTTATTTAGATCTGATCTAAGAGTCAAAGGCAACACGGTAGTAGAAGGAGATTTTACTGTTTTAGGAGACACTGTTACCAGTACTGATACTAGGATTCTAGATAATGTAATTACTCTAAATGACGGACAAGTAAGTGCTGTCACTGCTGGATTTGAATCTGGTTTTGAAGTTAACAGGGGAACAGGTAACGTAGTTGCAGAATGGAAATTTAAAGAAACTCCGTTGAATTGGACTTCTACACATAGTATTAACATTGACTATCCTTCGGCATTTGGCCCTGCATTAGAATATAGAATTGAAGGAACTTCTGTACTGTCAGCAACTACACTTGGGTCCGGAGTGGTAAATTCGAGTTTAACTTCATTTGGAACACTTGCCCAGTTACAGGTAGATGACATTAACATAAACGGCAGTGTTATAGAATCAACATTGCCTATCAATACAATCGCTGTTAATAGTTCAAGAATTACTAATCTTGCTGAAACAGTCTACGATTCTAGCTCCCCTTCTCAACTAGTGCATGGTACTTCTATACCTACAAGTAGTATATCTTCTACTGCCACAGTTGCAACAGTGGTTCATGGAACAGGAACCATTGACAAATTTCCAGCTGGAACTACAGTCATAATAGCTGGAACTACAGCATCAAGCGGATCAGTTGGCCAATACAACGGCACTTGGACTGTGGTCACTGCTATCACTGGATCTTTCACTATCTCTGGGGCGTTTACTGATAGTGCAACAGCCAGTGTGCAAGGTACTATTCAAAGTTCTACTACTGACGATGCAGTCAGTAACTTAACATTACAAACATATATTGCTGCTTTGCCTTTACGATTTAATCTAGAACTAACCAATGTGCTAGGCGGAGATCTAGCCGATGGTGATGTTATTACATTGTTAAGTGATACATTTCCAGTAGCTAATCACGTTATTGGTGCAAAGATCTACGTACAATGCACTAAAACTACTATGGATTTTGACGGAATTGCAGTAACACCTTTAGTTGTTAGAACATTAAGGGTTTATCAATTGATCTCAGGATCGCCTAACGAGTGGTACTGGAATACAAGTTTGAACGTATCTTACGCATTTTAAATAAATAAAACAAAGGGGTCAATCAATGCCTTACAGCATTAATAAAACAAACGGTGATTTGCTTGCTACGGTAGCAGATGGAACAATAGATCAAACAACTAGTTTAAAACTAGTTGGTAAAAATTATGCTGGTTACGGCGAGATTCAGAACGAAAATTTTGTTCGTTTACTGGAAAATTTTGCCGATATCACGCAACCAAGCAAAAAAATTACTGGGCAAATTTGGTATGATAGCTCAGCTTCTCCGGGAAAATTAAGATTCTGGGACGGTACTAGTTTTAGATCAATTAACGGATCTACTGTAGCAACATCAGAACCTTCTGGATTAGGTATCGGGGATTTTTATTGGGATTCAATTAAGCAGCAACTATATGTTTGGTCCGGAGACGAATATACACTAGTAGGCCCTCAAAGTTCTGCCAATCTTGGAATTACCGAAATGCGTACTAAACTAGTGTTTGATGATCTACCATCCCCAACTGAATACACTATTATCGAAGCTGTAGTAGCAGGAATTGTTGTTTATGTTATATCTAGTGAAGATTTTGAATTGAGTACAGCAGATAAAGAATTATACGGCAATACGTTTACACATATTTACAAGGGTCTTACTCTAATTAATAGCGGTGGCTCCAATGGCATACCTGAAGACGCATCAGAATATCGATATCACGGTACTGCTACTGCTGCAGATGGCTTGATTATAGCCGGAGATTTTGTAGACGGTGTTAACTTTGTAAGAACAGACGGATTTGATCAATCGTTTGACAATCTTATAGGATTTTACAATGACGGTTTTCAAATTGGTAATCCACCAAAACTCGAAGTTAAAATTACTAGTGACATCCCATTAATACAAAACATTGATGGCACTAGAATCCAATTTAAAACTAAGCTATCAGGTATTATGGTCGGCGCTGTTGAGATTTCTGGTAAAGATTTATTGCCATTAGCAGATAATGTTAGTACATTGGGTAATACCAGTTACAAATTTAAAGAAGTATGGTCAACAAATTTCTACGGTACAGTTACACAATCTGACAGGTTACAGGTTGATGGTAGCGCATATAGACTAGCTGACACTGCTGATACTCCGAACACCGTGGCTGCTCGAGATTCAGCAGGAGATATCTACGCAACTACATTCAGGGGTGATGCAATCTTTGCCGAAGGCGCTGACTTAGCTGAGAAATATCTAGCAGATGAAGAATACGAAGTAGGCACAGTCTTAATGGTCGGCGGCGAGCAAGAAGTTACTGCTTGCCAGCCTGGACATAGAGCATTTGGTGCTGTAAGCGGTGCACCAGCATACTTAATGAATAGCGGTCTAGTAGGCGGAACTCCGCTGGCCCTTAAAGGTCGAGTGCCAATTAAGGTTCTAGGACCTGTTACAAAAGGTGATAAATTAGTTGCTTCTAGTAATGGCTGTGCAGGTGTTGCTCGGTTATTATTAGTAGGCACACCGGTAAGAGCCAGTAACTTCCCTGATACTTTTGCAATAGCATTAGAGTCTAGTGATGATGCTGGTATTAAGTTAATAGAATCAATCATTTTATAAGGAATAAACAAAATGGCAACAATTTCAGCAGCAACATTCAATGCTATTCAAAAAAAAGTAGCAGCAGTTCTTGGTGCAGGCGGCACTAATCCAAGCACGAATGCAGCAGATTCAAAATTTGGGTATGGACAATCTGTAGTTAGCAGTCAAGTTCTTGCAGGTACTGTTACTAGAGCTTCGACCTGGGTTAATTTAAGAACTGACTTAGTAAAAGCAAGGACTCATCAAATTGGAGCAGTTGGTACAGGAACCGGTGGCGGCTCAGCATGGGCAAACTTAAGAACTATTGCTGCAGGATCAGTTATTAGTAATGCTATTGTAACACAAATGCAAGGTGTAGCAGATGCCTGTGTAACTAACAAATTAACAGCTTTTAATACGCAACTAGGCAGCGCAACTACTACTTCTACTAGAAGTACTAGCTGGGGAACAGGTGTTCCAACTATTACTCATTCTTTTAGAGTTACTTTTAGTGACGCTACCCAAGCAAGATACTATTTTAATTCTGGTGGTACAATTAAATATGCAGCCAGTTTAACAGGCGGCGGTGTAACATCAAACTTAACCAAATATAATGCTTGGGTCAATTCGCTATCTGGATTAGGTACATTGACAATGGCAGTTAGTTCAAGTGCTACATCATTTGGTACATTCACTGTTACAAAATCTGGCGCAAGCGGCACAGTAACTGGTCGTACACTATCTGCTGTTGATCAAACAATTTATACTAATACACAAGCAAGCCCTTATGCTAATAACACTGTAACAGTTAATGCAAAATATATTTCTTCACTGGCAGTAATTGAAATTACTGTAGTATTAACAGATGCTGCTCCGCAAGCTGCAACTGGTATAGGAGCAGCGATTGATGAAGTTGTTGACGGAACATTGACAAGTACAGGCACAATAACACCGATCACAGGTGCTTTTTCAATTACACCGAGTATTGCTAATCAATTAACTCTATAACCAGAATTAATTAACTATATCTCCCGCTGAGATAATTACATTATACAGCGGGAGATCTCATGGACGAGCAAATAGAAAAAGCATTTCAAACAGCCAATTATATGGCTACTCTAACCAATCAACGTAATGTTGCATTTGAAGAATTTCAACAAAGTTTAATATATTACACTAACGGATCTAGTTTTCAAATTTCATTAGAATTAATGTCGTTTGTAAAATCTCTTATAGATTTAGGCAGTCTAAATTGTATATTAATTGATGTTAATCAAATTCCAGTTAATATTGAAAATCTAAAAAGTTTCTACGATGAAATCTCTGCACAATATTTCAAAGCATCTAATGAATATTTTTCTAAATATTCTGAACTTAAATCAAAACGTAAAATACAGGATTTAATTTCAGTATGAGCAAGGGTGTTCTTTTATTTGCTCAAAATAATCATGAAGTTGACTATATACAGATGGCTATATTTGCCGCTGAACGAATTAACAAATTTTTAAACGTTCCTGTTACATTGGCCACGGATAATCTAGATTATATTGAAAAAACATATCCAGATAAAAGTAGAGTGTTTGATAATATTGTTGCAGTTGATTCTACTTTTACACAACAAAAGCAATTCTATGATGGCGCATTAACTTCTAAGATTCTTCCATGGAAGAATTTTACTAGGGCAGATGCTTTTGATATTAGTCCATATGATGAAACGCTAGTTATGGATGTAGATTATATTTTAAATTCTAATAATTTAAGCAAAGTTTGGAATTCTGCAAGCGATCTAGCAATATATAAAACAGGATATGATCTTGCCCAATGGCGAGATACTTCTAGTTTTGAGTACTTTAATCAATATACAATTCCTTTTTATTGGGCTACAGTTTTTTATTTTAAAAAAACTGCTTCAGCAAAAGCATTTTTTAAAATAGTTCAACACATTAGGTACAATTGGCCTTATTACAGATTGTTATATGCAATCTCGTCATCATCTTTTAGGAATGATTATGCTTTTAGTATTGCAATTCACTTGTTAAATGGTAATACTAATACTAGTACTATTGCCAGTTTACCTGGTAAGTTATATTATACTCGAGATAGAGATGTACTAGAGTCATACACAGACTCAACAATGACCTTATTAGTTGAGAAGAAAGGGCATATTGGTGAGTATACCCTGATGAAGACTAGTAATTTAGATGTTCATGTTATGAACAAATATAGTTTAGCGAGATGTATAAATGAATAAAGGTTTTTTAGTTATAGCACAAAACAGTGAAGGTATTGACTATGTTAGACAGGCCTATGCGCTTGCATTGTCAATTAAAAAAACACAGTCAACTTATTCTTCTATCAGCTTAATAACTAATGATCAAGTATCAGAAAAATATCTATCTGTATTTGATCATATTATTCCTATACCATGGAAAGATCATGCAGAAGAATCAGTCTGGAAAGTTGAAAATAGATGGAAATTTATTCACGCTAGCCCTTATGACGAAACTATTGTCTTAGATACAGACATGATTGTACTAGACGATCTTGCGTCTAAATGGGATTTATTAAGTCATCACGATATATTTTTTGCATCTTCTGTAAAAGACTATAGGGGAAATATTGTTTCTAACGAGTTAAACAGACAGGTGTTTGTACATAACTCTTTACCAAACATTTATTTTGGATTTCATTACTTTAAAAAGACCCCTGACGCATTTGATTTTTATAAAACGCTGGAGTTTATAGTTAATAATTGGCAAACTGCTTATTCTAAATTGACACCTAAGGCAAAACAACGATGGGTAAGTATGGATGTTAGTGCAGCCATAGCATTAAAAATTACAGGCATGGATGATGTTGCCGTACACCCAAATTTAAATTTAACGTTTGCTCATATGAAATCTAACATACAAGGATGGCCATCACCCTACGATAGTTGGTTGCCTGCCTGCGATTATTATTTTAATGACGAGTTTGAATTTTTTATTAATCAATTTAAACAACGTGGTATCCTTCATTACGTAGAAGACGAGTTTTTAACAGATGAAGTTATAACATATTTGGAGAAAATTAATGAGTGAGGAATATGAAGATTTAGAGATTGAATTTGATTTAACTTCTGAACGACTTGCTGAGATTGACGAGTCTCTTAATTTTAGTAACATTCGATATGTTTATTTTGACAAAATAACTGGGGACATTAGCGGGACTACAGATCAAAAAGTTGCTGAAACCGATACTACATATTTTGAAATATTTGCTGATGCATTGCATAGTATGGTTCCTAACAATGAAAATATTGCAAATTTTAAAGTAGTAACCGATATTAACAATAAATTTAGTATTGTTCCTAAGATTATTAATCTAAACTCTAAATCTTCAACATTAACGGCTATCAGTCAAACTACTGATCATGCTACTGTTACAGTTTTTAACGATATAGAAAATAAAAATTGGATAATAACACTTGATGAGGATGAACGACAACGATTGCATAACTCGGTGGCTAGTTATACTAAACAAATTTACATAACTGCACACGAAAATAAAAATATACTGTATCGAGTATTTGATGTTAATTTAAATTCGTTAATTGCAAACGGATCTGTGACAGTACCTCATGAAATGATAGTAGAATCTATTACATCAAAAGTTAGACTATTTACAATTAAATTTTTTGATTCGTATGCATTAAAGGACACTCTATGAGTCAAAAATTTAAAATTATAGACTTTGACATTATCTATCTTAGCTATGACGAGCCTAATGCCGAAAAAAATTATTCAGATTTATGTAATAAAGCACCCTGGGCAAAACGGGTACACGGAGTAAAAGGTAGTGACGAAGCACACAAAGCCTGCGCTAGGTTAAGCGATACTGACAGGTTTATCACAGTTGACGGCGACAATATTGTGCGCGAAGAGTTTTTTAATCAAGAAGTTGACTTTGATGCATATAGAGATTTATCTAAATGTGTTATTTCTTGGGCAGGATACAATGCCATTAACGGGTTAATGTATGGCAACGGCGGATTGAAGTTGTGGCCCAAAGAATATGTGCTTAATATGAAGACACACGAAAATGCACCGGCAGACGACCCTAACGCACAAGTAGATTTTTGTTGGGATGCCGAGTATATTCAGATGAATGCCTGTTACAGCAACGTCCATAATAATGCTAGTCCATATCAAGCATGGCGAGCAGGATTCCGTGAAGGTGTAAAAATGAGTTTAGACAGAGGAGTCACTGTTGAAGCAGAAGACTTTACTAAACATATTCACTGGAAAAATTTACATAGACTTATAACATGGATGAATGTTGGCATGGATGTGCCGAATGGTGTATGGGCAATACTTGGAGCACGCCAAGGTTGCTATATGACAAATTTTGATAAATCGTGGAATTATGTCAATGTGCGTGATTTTGATCATTTAGATTCAATCTGGGATTCGTTAACTGTTAAAACAGAAGATGAAGCCTTGCAAGAAGCTGAAAGATTAGGAACAGAGCTTAAATCTCGATTAACCTTACCTATAAGTGTGTTAGATGTAGAAGCTAGTAAATTTTTTAAAATGGTACACGTTGACTATACTAGAATAGAATTTAATGTATTGGACAAAGAATAATGTTTTACGATATTGTATTTTATCACGAAAAAGAGTTTCCTGAGTATAAACTTAATTGGTTAAAAGCCAAGTATCCTAAGTCTAAAACAATTCAGGTTGACAAAGAATTTAATTATGTCATTTATGCTAAACGATTAATGAATCAAGTTAACACTAAAATGTTTTGGTTAATCCCAGCAGACATAGGCATGACAACTGATATGCAGCATTTTTCGATTCCAAATTGGGACGAATCTTATGTGCATCACCAATTGTTAAAATATTCTAATTTGTTTTTAATTCCTAAAGACTACACATTTACTGATGATGAGTTTGAAAAGAATTTTTTTAATAATGTGAAGTTTATAGACTTTGGCATTTTTTATACTAAGCTATATGATGTATTCTTTTTGTCATATAAAGAAAAAAATGCAGATAACAATTTTCAACATTTACTGACAAAATATCCACACGCTAAACGCATACAAAATATCAAAGGAATTTTTAATGCTCACTTTTGTGCGGCAGTTGCTAGTTCAACTGATTTTTTCTGGGTAGTAGATGCTGATGCAGAAATTGCGGAAGATTTTAACTTTGATTATGAAGTTCCAAGTTGGGATTTTGATGTAGTACATATTTGGCAGAGTAAAAATAAAGTAAATGATCTAGTTTATGGAAACGGTGGAGTTAAACTAATTCCAAGACATTTAATTTTACAAGCCAATAGAGATAGTGTTGATATTACTACTAGTATTGGTGCTAATATTAAAATTATGGAACAAGTTAGTAATTACAATAACTTTGATACAAGCCCCTTCTCTACTTGGAGAGCTGCATTTAGAGAATGTGCTAAATTAGCCAGTGCGGTAATTGATCGTCAAGTACAATTAGAAACTGATAAAAGACTTGCTGCCTGGTGTACAAGAGGCAAAAAAACTACATATGGACAATATGTAGTAGCAGGAGCAATCGCTGGTAGAAAATTTGGATTAGATAATAGACAAAACCCAGACGGTCTTCGAAAAATTAACGACTGGGCTTGGTTAGAAAGTAGGTTTAATCAATACTTATTAAGTCTGAAGCTAGCGGAAAAACAGACGCAATAACTGAAGCACACGCCTTGGCTACTTCTTGATGTTCTTTTTGTGTACCATTTGCGCTACGCAATTCAATAAAGTGAATCCAGCTACGTAGTGTTCCGTTCATATATAAACGGCTTTCCATCATACCTTCGGGAAGAACGGCACGTGCCTGTTCTTTGGCAATGCCGTTTTCTATGGCCCAGTTATATGCTTCAATAGCGGCAAGTTTAACACGAGTTTGAGCACGTTCCCAACCTTGGGCCAAGACCCGTGCCTCAGGATTGTCTTGCACAACCTCTATGCTATTTTGTCTATTTTTAGGGTCTTGTAGTCGAGTCTCTCTAAGAACAAACGACAAGTCTTTAGTAGGATCAGCATATCGTTGACTGAATTCTTGGAAGCTAAAACTTCTATGTCTAAGAATTTGTCGGGCAATATCTCGGGTTGTTGTGATTTCAATACATGCACTGACCATTTCAAGCGGCGACCAGTGCTGATGTTTTATTAAGTATCGAATAAGTTTTTCACTTGTATCTGTATTAAATTGATTACTAGGATTTGATACACGGGCACAATAGGCAATTAGCTCTTGTGCATTCAAAATTCCTTGATCAAAAAATTCTGCTGTAGGTTGAGAATAGGACAGCAATCTAACGTTCATTATAGTTTCTTTTTCTTTAAAAATTTGTTTGTAATTTTCATAATATCGTTTTTTACTTTTTCTGTGTTTATTTGAAAATCTATGTTGTCAATATTATCTTCATAGGTAAGAAATATTTCTTGGATTTCTTTTTCAAAAGAATCCCAATTATTGTTTTTACCATTCTTATTAACATCTATTTCCCAGATTTTACCATCTTTAAAAGTCACGTTGATAGTATGTAAATACTTGAGAGGTACTACGTTGAGATTGATCTCACCAAATACTTCTGGCCAATGTGCAATAACGTCTTTAGGAAAGTTTTTTCCTTTTAGAGTCACTTTTCTTTTTTCTTTGTTGGACTTAAATCTTCGGCTTCTTTTCTTAAAATAGCAGCCTGTTTGTATAGACGATCTGCTTCGCTACGTAGTTTAGAAGCTTGTTGTTCTGGATCTAACGATAATGATTCAGCTTCTTCATGACGTTCAGCAACAGTTTTAGTGACATCTTCACCGGCTTTGGGACTAATGTCATGAGCCGATGCAATTTCTCTTACTTCGGATTTTTTATCCTCTCTAGTTGAGATAGCCAAGGTATCTACTGTTACACCCCGTTGTTCTGCAATTATTTGATTTAATTCCGACAGCAAAATTTTCATCTGCGTGTTTGGAGTCATTTCAATTTGATTAGTCGGAACCTTAATCAATCTTCCGTTAACATGTAGGTTAGCTAACATGATACTACCATCTGGAAAATTCGTTCTAGCCATAACTTCTGCAAATTCGTTAGCATCTTGTCCGGCTGTACTATTAACTAAGTTAATAATTGCATCATGCTGTGAATCAGTTAGACTTTCTGTGGGAACAATCAAGCAATTATTTGAATCTCCTGGTAAGGTTCTATATGCTATAAGGCATTTACGACCGTTACTGACAACTCTACCTACATGTTTTAGTTCCATTTTATACTCCAGTTTTTTCTTTTGTTGCTTCGGCTTGTTTAGCCACTGCTTCTAAGAATGAAGACAGTTTTTCATAAACTTGGCCAACAGCAACCATTTCGTTTCCAGGTTTAAATGCGCCTCTCGAACTAGCAACATCAATAATTTGCTTAAGAGCATTTAAATCATTAATGTTTAAATCGGCACCTTTTTCTTGTGCTGGTTGAGCTGGGGCTTGCTCAGGTAGATTTTGTACTTCTTCTGTCATGGTTTCTCCTTAATGAATAAAATACATACTTAATTATCATCAATATAAAATCGGGCAGGCAATTCTGAAGAAACTAAGTTCTTTTTCTGCTTCAAATCCTACCCTAGTAACATAAACTAAATTATTGTTTGCATCAAGTTCTAGGGCTTGACCTACGTAATATCTACTGTTTAAATTATTATAGATCCACTGATCAATTTGCTTTACATAGTTAGGGGTGTTTTTTAACAAATTAGTAAAATAAAAATGAAATGCAGGAAATTCAACTCTGCGTAAATCAAAATAGTTTAATGAATTTGGTTTGCCGTTTTTAATTGCCATTATTTGTGTCCAATTATCATATACCGTGTATATGAATTTTCCTTAAAATCAAAATATTTCTCACCTGTAAACAGTATAGTTTCTAAAGGAAACATTGATTTAAAGTGCTCTAAACTTTCTGGACGATTAACATGATCTTCTATAATTAAGTTATTACCTTGAAGTACGCATAGCATACCTTTGCTAATATTGTTAAACCATTCTTGACTGTCAAAATGTTCTGTTGAAGTATTAATTACACAATTAGTTTCATCATCGTACTTAACGGTATTAGCATCCTTGGGATAACTTTTAAAAGCCCACTCCTTAGATTCCCAAGTGTTATTAACAACATTGGCAGTAGAACACGCCATAGGATCAAGGTCGTAGCTACGGCACCATTCGATCATTTGTTGTCCTCGAGCCTTGAGAATAAAGTGAAGAAGCCCATACCATCCGCCTAGGATTGTGATCCTGAGGTTGTGAGTATGAGCCGCTACTCTTTCTAATTCTTCTGCTGCCCAAATTTTACTTTCAATCTGACCAGCGCTGAACGCATCAGTTTCTAGTTGCACCGTCTTGTTCATAATATGCGTAATTGCCCCAAGGTGGTACAATACTGTTGTTTCCGTGAATAATGAATACCGTATCGCAGTAGTTTTCATCACCCCAGCTACCCCATGGATAACCATCTGTGAACATGATAAACTTTTTAGGGTTAATATCATGTTCTTTCATGTAACTCCAGTTGACATCGAATTCAGTTCCGCCGCCGCCAATAACTTCATACTCCATAATGTCGTCACCGCCGGTTCCGTCAAAATCTGCTTCATTATACACCTGCGTATCAAAACACCACAGTTTAATTTTGTAGTCTTGATATTGGTCCATAATACCTTTGATTTCACCGATAAAATCTTTTGCTTGGCTATCGCTAATACTACCGCTCATATCAATACCAATACAGATATCAATAGTTTCGTCAAAGTTAGTACCAGGCAAAATAGCGTTCATGTGCCAGCCCTTACGGTTCGGGCGCATAAAAGTGTAGTCATTCTTGATAGTGCTTTGTATTTGTTGGCGCAAAATTTCACGCCAATTCATCTTAGGCTCTGTAAGTTCCTTGATCATTCGTTGAATATTGGCAGGTACATTACCCGCACCTGCCGCATTGGCCGCTTGGATAGTGGCTTCACGAATTTCGTCGCGGATTTGTTTTAATTCTTCTTTAGAATACTGAGGAGGTCCATTTCCATTTTTGCCGTCACCCTCGTTATCTAAATGTTCGTCAAGTAATTGGCCTAATGCAGCCAATTCTTCTTCGTCGTACTTTTCAAATAATTCGTCGTAGATTTGTTCTGCAGGCTTCCCATAGTGTTTAGGATCATGAAAGATATCAATACCTTTAGGTTGGTCACCAATACGGTCGCGAATCAATTGGCCGTTAACAGTGTAGTCAACAGCGGCATTCCAGATGCGTCTGTTACGGCCTTCGTTTCGATTCATATGATCGAATACATTATGTAGAATTTCGTGTGCTAGTACAAACTCAACTTCTTTTGGAGTTAGTTTTTCAAAAAATTCTCGATTGTAAAACATGTGGCGTCCATCAGTGGCCGCTGTAGAGCACCAATCACTGCCGTCTTGAATTTTTAATCGGGTAGCCATATTTCCAAAAAATGGATGACGTAACAACAGTCCTACTCTTGCTACAATAATCTTATCAACAACCGGATCTACGTGTGACATTTTTGCTCCTAAATTTGCTATATGTATATATTATAACACCTCCCGAAGGAGGTGTCAAATGATACTAAATCATATTATTTACGTTTCTCGTCTTTGTCAGTTGCGGCAGAAATGTACTTACCAAATTTACCATGAAACTCGTCGAAACATGCAATTTCGTCTGGATCCAATGGCAGTTTATATTGAGTAAGCGATAACTTAGTACCCATAACAACTAACTCTGTTTCGAAGTTATTCATCATGAATGTGAAAAAGTTATTAACTTGGCTGTTCCAATCTTTGGCTTTTTTATCAGCGGCATCTTTGAGTTCGTAACACAAACTAGTTACTAAACTATATTGAGCTGAGATCTCTTTGGATTTCATCTCTTTAATTTTGCCATTCAAGATGTCTGTAGGATTAGGCATTTTGCTTGCTACTTTACGGTGTGCCATAAACTTAATAGCTAAACCTTCACCAACTGAACCAGCAATCAAATCAGCTAATGTATCATCTTCGCAGTCGTCATCCATGAGCAATTCACTTACAAACGACCAACTACGAGGTGTAGCAAATGCACGTGATCCAGACTTAGGATCAAAGTCGTACAAGTCCTTTTTAGAGAAGGTTAAGAATCCAACTACATCCTTATGGATACGATTGTCAGTGGCCCACATAGCCCAATCGTCAAAGTCAACTTGCATTTCCAAGTGAACAAAACGATTGGCCAACGGTGCAGGCATACGATAAGTTACACCCTTGTCAGTTTCACGATTGCCTGCCGCAACCAATACAACATTATCGGGAAGTTTGTAAGTACCAACACGACGGTTCAAAACTAATTGATAAGCCGCTGCCTGTACACTCGGAGCCGCCGAGTTCATTTCATCTAAAAACAAGACAATGTTTTTATGTTTTTTTGCCAATTCTTCATCTGGCAATTCGCTAGGAGGTGCCCAAACCATTTTGCTAGTATTACTATCAAAATATGGGATACCTTTGATGTCTGTAGGTTCCCAAAGACTCAAACGAACGTCAATTACATAGGCGTCAAGTTCTGCACCTAGTTGTTTGATAATGTCTGATTTACCAATGCCCGGAGGACCCCACAGGAACAATGGACGCTTGTTTTTAAAGGCTTTGCGTAGACCTTTCATGGCACCTTTTGGGCCAACTGTACGAGAAATGATTTCGCTCATAAAATTCCTATCTTGGTTAAAAGTTTGCTGTCACTGTCTAAGTATTATATGACAATACTTAGACTTTGTCAACACCTTGTTAGCCAAAGTAGTTATTCTTCTTGTTTTAAATTATTAAGGGCTTTGATAATTCCAAATTTTCGGATATCGTCTGAAAACATGTACAGTTCAAAACTCTTGCGCTCAGAAAATACTGTAATACTATTGTTTGTAAGATAATATGGGCAATCGATATATCTATCCAAAAAGATTATAGTTTGTGGACTTAGTTCAATTGGTTCGGTAAATGGAACCTCGTACTCTTTAAGATGCAATTCTCCAACCAAAAATTCATAACCTTCGTCGGTTAAGCGTAGTCCGCCGGACTCTTTGGATCTATTATTTTGCCACCAATTTCTAGTATATAATTTTAGATTGGCAGCATCTGTACTTTTGCCCCATTCTTTTAGAAACATAATAGTGTATGTTTCTTTGCTTATCATTTTATAATTTCACCTTGGGTAAGTTTAACAACTTGAAAATCCTGTGTGCCAAAAGTTAAATTTAGTTTTTTAGCAAGATTGTGGGCGTGACCCGGATTTGAAAAACTTACTTTTTTATATTTAGGACCTGGATAACTGGTAAGACTGTTTGAGCTTTTTAAGTTAAAAGGCTCGCCCTTATAAAATACAGCCCAAATGGCATCGGCTTCTAAGATCTGCTCACTCTTATAAGTTTTTTTATTAATATGCTCTAAAAGCACGTTTGGCTTGGGCCTTGACATATATGCGTCCTCGATAACTACGCATATATTTATCCTCTATTTGTTTGAAAATCCGCCACCGTCCATGGCCACTGTAATGGTGTCATTACCACTGGCTTTGAGCAATTCTTTTAATAAAATCTCATAGTCCTGTGTTAGTTTTGCCAACACTTCTGTAAGAGCAAAGCTAAGAGCCTTGGCATTTTTTATATCCATACGGATTTCTTTTTGTTGACTAGCATCGGCAATTTTTACCTGTTGTATAAATTGTTGTATAGCAATGGTGTTAATTGGATCACTTGACATTTGATAGCACCTGTTTCATCTCTAATTCGTCCATAAATGGTCCTTTAAAAGGATATCTTTCAATAGTAATTAGCTTAGGACAGAAACTTTTAACCCATCCTTTGTCAAATTTAATTATGTAATATCCTGCACAATATAGACTCTTACTTGCAGAGCTTTTTGTAAACAGTGGTAGTTTTTGTCTTACATCAAACATACTATTGTACGGTGTACAACTAGTCGGATATCCATGACACTCGTTAGGCTCAGCAGATGTAATTGTAGTTTTAACTTTAGGCAAAAAGAAATTCTTACCGAACTGCTTGGTTAGTTCTTCTTTTTTACTAAAATAAATCTCTCCATCTTTATTACTCAACATAAATTTGTTGTTTTCTTTTTTATGTAACGTGGCAATTTTTTCACCGTTTTGTTCAACGATCCAAAATTTTCCATCTACAATTGGTTTAGCGTGTAATTCTGTCATAGTGTGTACTTTGCTTGAAAAGGAGCCGCATATTGCTGTATGTTATCGGCTATTTTTTGCATGTCATATAGATTGCAAAATTTTAACATACGAACACCAACCTGGTCTACTGACTTAGGTATAGCATTTTCTTTAATTGTATCTTGAATAATTTGTTTAATGTCTGCAGGCTGTGCAGTAAGATCAACAAGAATAACATTGCGTTGATAGTCATCTAATACACGATGTTCTTCGCCATTATGGTCAACCCAACGCTGAAGCATGAGATTGTTCCACGAGTACCCTTTAGAGTTGCGATCTTCAAATGCTTCTGTAAGACCAACTTTATTTTTACTACCCTTAGTACGAACGCCGGGATATGCTGAGAAGACATTATCGCTAGTGTCACCTCTCATACATTTCTCAAATAAAATCCATTTTGGGTTTGGTGCAGGAACAGCCTCTTTAGTTTTCTTATCAATTATCGATTTACCTTTTTTATCAAAGATACCTTCGTGCGTAGTAAGTGTATCTGCTACACCGTTGTATTGTCGAACATTTGGTGCAATCAACTGATGAAAATCTGTGTCTGTACTAATAATAACATGATTGTCATTGGGGTGCGCTTGAATGAAGCCTGCAATCAAATCATCAGCTTCTAGTCGCGGATGTTGTAATACTGTACAATTTGTTTTATCTTTAACAAAATCTTTGAATGCATCAAACGTTTCCCAGAACAATTTATCTTCTTCTTGCTCTTTAGCACTCATTGCATCACGAGTGTCTTGTCTATTACGTTTGTAGGGTGCATAAAAATCTTTACGCCACGAGCGACCTTCGAGGCAGAAGACAACATGCTTGCCTCCAAAGTCTTGCCAGGCCTTCTTAATACTGTTAAATGTAATGTGCAACGCCATACCAAGTTTGATATCGGCATCACCTCGAACTACATGCCTTGCACGAAAAAACGTGTTAGCAGTGTCGACTAAGATATAACTCATTTTACTTCGGCTTTACCGTCCGCTAATTTGTTAACATTAATAAATCCAGATCCACGTGATTGGTCCATACCTTCTTCGCCTAGCATATTTCTTGCTAGATCTCTAAACCAACGATCAACGATTTCTTCATCTGGATCACCGTCAAAACCGTATCCAGCTTGTTTCAATTGTAACACAAACAGTTCGTTCCAGTCAAGTTCAAAAAAGCCATTTCTTGGATTATCTGGATTGACCTTAGTATCTAGCACACTTACCCAAGGTTCACCTTTGGCATTAGCTCGATCCTTTGGAGTCATTTTAGCTATCTCAGCTTCTTTATTAGCTCGTTCTGCAGCCTCTAAGGCAACTTTGGCAGCAGTGGCAGCATCTTCTGCAATTTTTACAGCAGCCTCTGCTTCTGCTTGAGCTTTTAATTTGACATCCTCAATTAATTGAATGCCTGTAATTTTCTTCAAAAATTGTTTTATCATTACGTTCCCCACTCATTTTTAAACAACGGTACTTGCAATCTGTCACTATATCGTAAGCCGTTTTTCATAGCCAATATTGCTACATTTTTATTGTTCATTGCGTAGACACTTTCTACGCCACCCACTGGCATTAGATAAACATGTCCTTTAAACCCTGCCTTACGATATTCTTCAGTAGCACGTTGGGCATCTTCAAAATCTTGTTCAGTGGCAATGACAAACTTTAAGTATGCTGTACCACGTTTTTCATACTCGCATACTACTTCTGGAAGGATGGCTTCTTCCCACTTCTCGCCACTACACGGCAGTTTAGCACTTACTGAAAATGTAATTTCTCGTTCATCACTTCCAAATGCCCAGTCTGTTAAGTATTCTTTAAATTCTGAACTTAATGTTTGAGTACCATTTGTTTCAAATGTGATTTCCTTTAGTTCAGACATTTTAGGATGTGACAGTAACTCTGGATAAGCACGTTGCCAACCTAACAACGGTTCGCCGCCTGTGATAACCAAATGCTCATCTTGCCAATGCCCATGAGGCAGTATATCACAAATAGTATTGGCAATAGTATCAGTGTCGAGAAGAGGGCTAAGATGTTTGAAACGTGGATCCCAACTTGCATAGCTATCGCATCCAGTAGATACAAGTGGTAGAAGTTGATAAGATTTAAAACTTTCTGCATTTTCTGCAATAATGTTTCTTTCATTTGATTTCTCTCCCCTGCTCATTCCAAACCCATCACAGGTAAAATTGCATCCAAATGTACGTAAGAAGACAGAAGGTACACCCATGTACCTTCCTTCACCTTGTATACTGTAAAATAGTTCAGCTATTTTTAGTTTGCTCATTTTTTATCTTTCTAAATTCATCTACGTCTATTATAGCAGACTTTAGTGTTTCTGCATAGTTTTTTGACTGTTGTTGTGTCATACAAATTGTTGATTCGGTATCAATATAACCTTTAGTCAACAATGTCCAAATATGATACCAACGTGTCTTAGACCAAAAATTAGTTTTAGTTGTAGTGAATACGGTAACAGTAATGTCGTGATCGTCTGCTTCAACCCACATATTATGATCGTGTTCTTCACAGCCACAACTACAGGCAACACGATAGACTTTTGAGTTGCCCCAATCGTGTGTTTTCATTATGCCTTCTGCAGGAATTTCAGTCATCATCATTATTACAACTCTCTAAATATTCGTTTAATCTAACTGCGGCTTCGTCAAAATCTACAGCCCACACGGTAGCTTCTATTACGTTATCTTTAATTTTTAAATCAAATGGGATAGTGCCATTAAATGAAAAATTCTCAGGTAATTCAGTAGTAACAGTAAACTCCTTCAAATTTCTAGCTCGAAAGATTAAATTATTTGCTTGTTCTACAGAATTTTTCATGCTTCGGGTTCTCCTTCAAATACCTCACCGGTGTCTTCATTTTCCAAGCGTAATGGACCATGGAAATGATATTCGGTGTCGTCATTGCTCCAGCCTAGGGATTCCATACCGTCATAGAAGTCTTCGTCCCAGGCTGCTTCAATCGCCTTGCGATCTTCATCATTCATGTCATCTGGAAACTCCCAATCAGCCCAGCAACCATCATCTAGGCTTTCAAGTTCCCAGTCATAGTCGCCACCAATTTCGTAACCGTCGAGATTTTTTAAATCAACATCAGGCTGTTCGTCGCTTTCGCAATAGAATGTACCCCAGCGATAGCCCTCTTCGCGTACAACATTGACCCCGTCTTTGGTCCAGATAGACCTTTCAACAGCGGACTTTTTGTATTGGGGACTGAGTTTCCAAGTTGCCATATTATTCCTTTCTACCGCCAAACAACTGCAACAGATTCAAGAACAAGTTGATGAAATCCATGTACAATGTTAATGCACCACGTACTTCTGCACTATCACTAGTCTCTGCACTGAGTTCTTCACGAATCTTTTGTGTGTCGTAGGCAGTGAGTCCTAGGAAGATTATGATAGCCAGGGCACTGATAACCATCTGCATCACAGTTGATCCAATAAAGATGTTTACAATGCTGGCAATCACAATGGCAATCAAACCTACAAACATAAACCGGCCCATGCTGTCTAGACTCTGTTTAGTAAAGTAGCCATAGCCACTCATCACACCAAACAAGATGGCTGCTCCCATGAATGCACTCACGATCGATCCCATGGTGAACACCGCAAAGATCATACTAAAGCTCAAACCCATCAAGGCCGCAAATCCATGTAGACACAACTGTGCCACAGATTTTGTGGGATTATTGGCCAACACATAACTCACACCAAATATGGCTGCTAATGGTGCAAAAATTATAATCCATTTCAACACGCCGGTGAAGAAAAATTGTAACAGTTCAGGAGTGGTACCAACCCAGTAACTGATCAGCATACTGACCAGCACAGCTACACTCATGTGTCCATACACACGACCCATAGCCGAATTAATTTCTTCTGCTGAACGATAGTTAATAACACCATTGTCATTGTAGTTTGCGCCAAACATAATGTCTCCTTAAGTATCAAGTTCCATTGAGTTCCACTCTTGGACTACTTCAATAACTTCTGCTTCTGTGCTACACATGATTTTAGCGTTCTTCCAATCATTTTCTTGATCACGTCCGCCAACTTCTACCATCCAACCGTTGTCGTAACGATTAAGTGTAATTGACTCGTTTACTTTTGTTAGTTTTCTTAGTTTTGCCATTTTGTTTTCCTTTAAGTTAATTCTACTACTCTATATTTGCTTGCAGGATATTGTTCCTGCAACCACTCTAATAACCCTGGTTCCCAGGGCAATTTTATTTCGCCTGTTATGTTTGTAATGTAAATCATCTTGATGCAAATTCTTGTTGTAACTTAATATTATCCATGAACTCTTTCTTTACACTGTCATCTTCTTTGAATGCACCCCGCAACACAGTGGTCTGCGTCAATGAACTATGTGCCATGATACCTCGATTCTCACAGCATCCGTGAACTGCCTGAATATACACACCAACGTTCTCGCTGCCAGTTGCAGCCATAATTTCGTTAGTGATATCTATACATAGTTCTTCCTGTAGTGTACCACGCCTAGCACACCACTGTGCTATTCTGGTATATTTAGACAAGCCAATAAGTTTATTAGCGGCAATGATACCGATGTAGGCAACCCCAGATACAGGCTGGTGATGATGAGAACACATGGAACGTAACTCACTGCGAACCACAAGCATGCCTTCGTAACGGTCTGCAGAATCATTTGGAAATGCTGTGCAATCTGGTGCTGGTTCATATCTTCCTGCCATTATTTCGTTGTAGTACATTTTAGCAAGCCTACGTGCTGTGCCCTTGCTGTTAGGATCAGTTTCTCGATCAATTAGTAAAGTGTCCAATACTTGTTCAAATGCTTCTGTAGCCTCGTCAATTAGTGCAGATTTAATTGCAGGAGACATATATTCACTAATATTATCTCCTGCCCAGAATCGTCTGCCTTCTTGACGCATTTTACTGCGAATGACCTGCGATAGATTTTTACTTGTATCAACAACTTCTTCGTCGTTGCTTTCGTATGCTTTATTATACACCATATTATTATTCTCCGAGTTAATGACGTGGATGTCTATTATTTGTACTATTGTACATGATTATTTAGGTCGTTGTCAACCTTTAGTGAAAAATTATAATCTTTCACTTAGTAGTATGCGACATAGGTCTGCATCTTTTTTATTTTTAAAATCAAAAAACATAGCATCATGTCCAGGCTTTGATTCGTACCTGTCACCGGGCAATCCAAACACTTCTAATACCATGGCACAGGTTTCATTCCACCAAAACTCTTTTTGATTGTTCCATTTTATAATAATTGTATTATCAGTCATTTACGATAATTTCCTTTTTCTGGTATAACATGCCTAACCCCACCACGGGGATCTTCCATGTCTCCCTTGCGGCGAGGAATCATATGTACATGTGGATATTCTACAGTTTGTCCAGCAGCCTCACCACAGTTTTGTCCAACATTAAATCCATCCCATTTTTCAGATTCTACTCCTATATACCCAAACTTATATGCAGCCTTACAACATTCTATAACATTCTCAAACTTTTCATAAGTTGGAACAAATAATAAATGTCCGTGAGTCACAGGGTATGCGTCTAAAAAGACCCAATAGTCCTTAGTTCTATATTCAATAGATTTCCAAGGAGCTCTTCCTTGACTAAGGGCTTTTTCTAAATCAGTCATTTTTAAATTTAATAAGGCGTTCTATAGAATGTCTATTAAACAATACTGCACCAGCAATCCAAGTCTCTATAGAGAATGGAATACTAACGCTGGGCCATAAAGTGTTGAAGGCCCAAATTCCCAAGACCGGAATTAAAATAAAATGTAGTATACTTAAAAATCGTTTAATCATTTCCACCACTCTTCATAAGGAAATACGATCCAAGAATCATCTTTGCTTTTGTCAATTTCTTTGCCAACAAAATCCATTTTAACATTACATTTACTAGCGGCATTATTAACTACTACAGCAAATTTAACATTGTTATTCCAAACAGATTTCCAAGAAGAATCATCAGGGAAACATCCACTAGCCCAATCTTCCATTAGCCAGTTGAGTGTGGCTCCTTGATCGTTGATGTCGTCAACAATTAGGATGTCTTTTCTAGCTCTTAACGATGATGCTGGAATACCACTTACTTCGAAATGTAATTGCTCGTCACGTTCTTCTTTGGGAGTATATCCATAGGCTTCTTCGGCCAGCCATAAATTACTAGTGCATTCTCCATCGTCACGTAAACTTATATCTAAAGAATACATTTTTACATCGAAGTAATGACTAATCATGACAGCGGGCATTAGACCGCCTCTAGTAATACCTACGACACAACTAGGCCGCCAGTTACTTTTTCTGATCTGTTTGCAGATGCTCTCAACTAGCCTAGTATATTCTGCATTAGAAATTTTAGCCTGTGATGTCTTGGAGACCGTTAACAAGCTCTTTAATTTCGCTGTCAGTGAGGAAAAAATTGTATATTGATTTGTCATTTATGTTGCCTTCCTTATTTTTGTTTTCTTGAATAAATTCTAAACTATTTAAATTATTTGGATTTAAACACTTCCAGCTTTTAATACGCAGTCTATATGCGTTATTTTCTGTTACTATAAACTCTTTCATGATTTTTCCTTAAACATTGCTTTGCGTCCGTCTGGACCTATTACCTGATCAAAAATTTCAGATGATCGTTGTAGCATGGCACAGGCCATCATTAACAATTCGTTTGTGTCGTCGCACATCATTAATTGTTGATCAACAGGCGCCATTAATTCTGACATTCGTTGTCCAACTTCTTTCATTGTAAAGGCCTGTCGTTGTCGTCCAACAATGACTTCATAATTTGAGTATATTCATCTACACTGAGACTGTCATCGTTGAGAATGTCTGTGATATCGATTGTACGACTGCGAGATTCTAATTCTTCGGGAGTTAGTTCTGCAAACATAGTTGTTATTTCAGCAATCATCTCATCAAGTTCTGCTTGTGTGCCGTCAAAAGAGTCAAACGCACCGGGTGCAAACTCTACTTTAAGTTTCTTTTCTTCAGTCATTGTCTTCGCCTTTAATGGCGTCCCAAGTTCTATATTTTCCCAAAGCATGAATGTATGCATCATACAATTCTTTTAGCTTTGGGTGCTTAGTCTCTAGTTTAACATCACGTTCTGGAATTTGCAAGACTTTTTCGATTGTGTTTAGCCGTTCTTCTAAGTCGACACCGTTAATAACCATTCGACCTTTAACTTCTAAACTAGCAGGGTCTGGTTTGAAAGTTAATACACTGTCGTAGGGAGTAGTAGTTGTATTGATCCACGAGCCACTAGTACCGGTTGTAGTGTAAACTGGTCCACCACTTCCTCCGTTTGCAATAGTATAAGTGCCAGAAGAAGAATCATATATAACTCCTGTACTACTGCCGCTGGCCATTGATCCATTAAGTATGGTGTTGTCTATTGTGTAAGTATAGCTCATTGTGTATCCATTTATTTTTAACGAGGAATCCCCATTCTCGTTTATGTGGACCCGGCATAAACAAAGTCCAAGGTGTTACCCCTTCTTTTAATTCAATACGATGGTAACTTGTAGCACTACAAAATCTAAAGTGTCCAGGTCCTCGCCAGTGCCTTTCATATCCTGCCTTGCAGCCGTTCCATATCCGTGGCGTCCATTCGTAATAGCCACCCTTTAATATCAGTGTAAAATACGGCCACGGGTGGTCGTGTACATCGCCGGGGTCGCCTTTATGGAACTTGTGTAAAAATATATTGAACGGAAAAGTCTTACGTTCTTTTAAAAATAAGTAGTAACGAGTCAACAATGGCTCGTTATGCTGCCTATCCATAATGATACGTTTGCGTTCACACCGTTCTAACAGTTTCAGTATCATTTTAGTCTTTCTAATAATCCAGTTGCTGAAAAGAAATATATATGTAATGCTTCTGCTTGTTTTTGAATTGCAAGTGTTCTTGTATGGTAATTAGCCATGTGTTCTGTAATCAAACGACACAAGTTTGGACGATACACTTCATATGCATCATAGTTTTCAGTCCACTGACTAGGATACTTAAATGTATCAAAAGCCATTTCACTGTAGCTAAGTCTATCCGGAACTAATGGTATAGCATCTACAATGGCACCTTCATACCAACTGATACCCAATGTTTCTTGTAAATTAGCACTGAACACCATTTTACTTTCACCTAGCAGTGTGTGATACTCATGCTTAGTAAGTTGTTGATCTTGGCAAACAACAAACTCATATTGCGGCAGATGTGTAGCCAAGTCTCTAAAGATCTCAACTTGTTTTTCTGGCGCAATACGGTGCGGAAACAAAATTAGATCTCGTTTCTTCAAGCCTTTATAAGGCGCAAGAGTATCCTGCATATATTCCATGGGCCAACCAGTCCTAACAATTTTGCCACTGTCGTAACGTTCTTGCCAATCTTCGTGCCACCATGGATTTTCGATAGTATACCCGTCGTTGAGTAATTTTTTCATGAATAGATGTACATGAAACTCTGTGGCAAAATAGTTATGATCGAACGCATGATAAAAACTTTTTTCAGCATGTCTAACCCAAGGTTTATTTCCAACTAGTCGTCCTAAAAAGTCTTGAGGATCATAACTGCCAGCATGCCATAGGCCATGTGTTGTTACTGGAATACCCAGTAGCTCACTCATGTACTTTAGATTTATAATGCCCGGATGCCAAGCATCAGTAAAAATAAAGTGGTCGCCAGGATGAACGGATCCATTACAAAATAAACGGCCCATTTGTTCAACTTGACTAGCCTTATAGATATTAGTGCCGCCAAAGTTGAGAAATGC